ATGATTACGTTCAATTTCCAATAATGCTCGTTGGTTTGACAAAGTATATTCGTCGAATAACGTCTTAAAAATATTCAATATATTTCTTTCTGTGTCTCTCATGCTTATACCTACCATTTCATGACTAAGTTCATTAGTTTGTCCTGTTCATCTGTGTTATTTTCAATCCATTCATAAATACTTTGTTTCAAAATATCTAACGCTGTGTATAGATCGTTCTCGTCAGAAACTAGTATCCCGTCAATTGAATTCCCCTCATGATCTAAAACAACTATTTCGACGCTATATGCTCGTTTCTTAACTCTTAATCGAAAATCAAAGCCATCTACATTAATTATTTTTTGACATACGTCACCCGTTTTGTAATACATCATTCTCGTCCTCCTTGTTGTCAGCTAGACCTAAAAGTTTTTTTAATTTATACATTTCGATAACATTAGCGATATCGTGGTAATCATTTTCGTTATTCAATAAATTAGCAAGACCTACAATATCCCCAAGCGCACAATGTGACGATGATGTAGTATCTCCATTGCTAACCCCTACAGTTGAAAAAAGTAAAACGGCAAATTCAGTTTCTTTATTGATTTCATTCACTACTTCAAACAATTCTCCATTCTTTTCAGCCAATAAATCTCTTAATTCTTCCTGCGTCATGTCTTTATAATTTTTAGTCATAGTTGACTTCCTCCGTTTTTCGTTTTATATTGAAAATGAATTAATTTTGTTAATCGTTTGTCACTGTTACTTGTTGGCGCAAGTAGCAGTTTTTTCATTCTTCATAAAAGTATTCCTTATAGAATATGAATGTTGCGATACTTGCGAATCCTGCAATTGACCATGCTGTAGTGAAGTACAGCAATGGCATAAGCACAATCGCTAAGACTGTGAAGCACAGTACTGCTAATAGGTAGCTTTTATAAATGTTGCTCATTTTATTCTCTCCTTATATATTTCATTGAAATGCTCATCGACGAATTTATTCATCTTTCTTGCGTTAAATCTCCAGCGATTAAAATTCTCATCTGGGTAATGCACAATTCCTTGCGCTCTTAGTTCTTTTTCAAATCTAGGATGAAATAGTAATCTGTCCTTGATAGTCTCATCAGATGCAATTTTTAATTTCTTCTTTAAGTCACTCATGTTCCATACAGGGTCTAATGAATAACCAATTAGCTCATCATATTCATCTTTTGTGATAAGTACATGTGTTTCAGGTATTGGAACTGTTACGTTTAAAATATGTGGCATTTCTATCTTTCCTTTCGTGTATAATGTTGTTATCTCCTAGTGAAAGGAGGTGATATTGGTGTATATTGATCCTTTAAAAAATGTTCGTTTTTCTATTAATAACGTAATTAGTAATGTTGAAATTTCTAAAAGTATGGCAATTAAACAATCTTTAAAACCTAAGTACCAATTAGATATAATTAATAGAAACAACATAAATTTATTTTCTGACTTCAAAGTAGACTTTCATCTAAACAACTTAATTGAAATGAATTTTAATTTGCGTAATTCTTTTTCATCTCTAACATTTCAAAGAAATTTATTTTCTGAAGAAACGATAAAATCTTTTAAGGAACTCTATAGGTTTGATGATGAGATTGTACTTCAAGCACAACAGACCATTAGAGATTTTTATATCAATCCAACTGCTATCTCTACTTTGGCTGAAGCCATCAATTCGACCTATCCAATAAATGAGCAAAGTACCTACAAGAGACACGATGAATTTGTCAAACGTATCGAAAATGATTTTCCACATCCTTTCAAAAAGTTAATAAGATGGTCTAATGGCATTGCAGCAGGTGCTGACATTCAAATCTTTGTAACAAACTATATAAACGAGAACGATTTACATATTCAAAATTCATTGATAGTTGCTATAGTTTGTTTATTAAGTTTTTTATCGACCTATTGTTCACATTCTAAAAAGTAATAATAAGGCCTAATTTAGCTAACCTTTTTCAACAACTCTGCAACTGCTCGCAACAGTTCAGGGTTGTTGTTTCTTTCTAAACAGTAACTAGCATGCTTGAGTAATTTGAGTTTTAATTTATTTTTTTCTTTCGCAATTCTAAATTTTTGTAACATTTGTTGTTCCTCCTTTATTCGAAATCATCGATAGTTAATTCTGAAACTCTCTTTTCATAGATGTATAAATAATAGTTTTTGATTTCTCGATAAACTTTTGCTGCTAGGTTGTATTCACTTTCACTCAAGTCTGAATTAAGTGTCACTCCAAAAATTGATAATGTTAATTTTCTAATATGGTCATGAACATCTTGTACATAAGCTTTTTGATGAATTGATTCGAAGCCATGCTGATACTTTTTTAGCGGAATCGGATGATTGAGCTTCCTCAATCTTCCTAGCGACAAATCTTTTGCGAAATTGAGTTTTTTATTGATTTCTTCTAAATCGTCATTATTGATTCTTACTTTACTGAAAATTGCACCTGAGCTGATTGGTTTCTCGCCTTTTATAGCATTTCTAACTTCTTTCGCTATAATTTCTTTCAACTCTTCTTTGGTTAATGTGATTTGTTCCATAGTTTCCTCCTGTTACGACATTTGTACAGGTTTCTGTACATTTTGTTCAAAAAAATATCTACCTACTTTTGTTGGTGGGATTTCTAATAATTCACAGATTCGTTTTATTTCCCATTGTGTAAATAAATTTTTTCCTTGCAACTTGTGATTAATAGATGTCCTTGAAATAGGGATTGCGTTCGCTAAAGAACTTTGGCTATATCTATACTCTGCCATTCTTTCGTACAGCAAACTATAATCGAAATTGTATATCATAAACTCACCTCCCTTCTTGTTCGGTTTTCTGTACAAATCAATTAAAACACCTTTGTTTAAATAAGTCAACACATAAAATACATTTTTCTGTACAATATTTGTTAAAAATTATTGATAATCGTCATTGTACGTAGTATTATGTTCTTAGGAGGTGTTCAGAAATATGAACAGTTTTAAGGATAGATTAAAGCAAATTATGTCTGAACGGAAGATATCTCAATCAGAGCTATCAAGAAGGACTGGTATTGGTAGAAACTCAATTAGCGATTATTTAAACGGAAAATATGAAGCGAAACAAGACAAAGTCTTTGAACTAGCAAAGGCTTTAAACGTTAACGAAGCGTGGCTTATGGGGTTTGATATTTCTAAGAATAGAAAAATTGAAAATAACGACATCACTTCCATATACAGTAAACTCACGCCTCCAAGACAAAGCAATGTACTAAAATATGCGACTAATCAATTAGAAGAACAAAATAATGACAGTGATAATCTGGTAGATTTCAATTCTTACATTCAAGAAAAATCCGAAGTGGATATATATGGTTGTGCGTCAGCTGGTATTGGCGAAAGATTATATAACGAGCCTATTTCAAAAGAATTCGTAAGAGGTTATGTCCCCGCACATGATATAGCTTTAAAAGTAAATGGAGACTCAATGGAGCCGTTATTTAAAAACGGACAAATTATATTCATTGAAAAATCTCACACTATCAAAGATGGACAAATAGGCGTCTTTATTATAAATGGAGATGCTTACGTAAAGAAAGTTTATGTAGAAGATAATAGATTAACGTTGGTTTCTTTAAATAAAAAGTATAAAGATTTATATTTTTATGATAACGAAAGTGTGAGGTTAGTTGGAAAAGTTATTTTATAGGAGGTAGTAAAATGAAACCTAGAAAGCAAGATGAAAAAATATTATCAGATCAATACAGTTACTTTGAACCAATAATCAGCGACAGTTGCGACATAAAATTCGACGAAAACAAGAGGAGAATGGGTTCTATATTCATTTCACATGAAGAGATTTGTTTTATAAGGAAAGAAGAAGATTATATATTCAAAATCTCATTATCAGAGGTGATAGATTATAACACTGTTGTTACTATTTGGAAAAACCAAGCTTTTTTAACATTAAACGATAATAGAAAATTAACAGTTTATTTCGTAACAAACTCTCCTTTAACAGGATTCATCTCAATTTTAAAAACTTATATGCAATTATCTAAGAATAAGGAAACAATTATCTCGAATGATTGTCTACCTATTAATGATGATGAACAAACTAAAGTTGAAATTTTCGACGTCGTAGGATTAAATTATGAAGGTCGTAGAAAAGAATTAAAGAAACTTATCAAGAAAATGAAAAATAACGACGATTTCTTTTTCTTATATAGTGATTTGAAAGGAAATGAACTTAAAGAAGAATTACTTTATGAAGACAAGGTGTATGAAATTTCTGATTACGAGGTTATTCCTGGTGTATTCTTACAAAAAGAACCGGATAATCCTTATGATGAAAACGCGATAAAAGTTATGATTTCAAATGAATACTCTGAATTTCACGTTGGATATGTACCTAGAGAGTATGCTTCAAGATTAGTCAATCATATGGACAACATCGTTTCTTGTAACGCATATATTAATGGTGGTAAGTATAAAACTTTAGATTATTTAGAAGAGAAAATCGTTACTAAAGAATCAGACTATGGATTACGAGTACATTTAGAATACAAAGTTTGAGATAGGTAAAGATTGTATTTTTATAAGTAATTACTATAAATAATAGAAAATTCATTTCACAGGAGGGTTTAACATGGATTTTAAAGAAGTTGACATTAACATTGAAGAGTGGGAAATGGTTGAAATCCCCTTTTATACAGAAGAAGAACTGACTTATAGATTGAACAATGGTTTACCTATAACTAAAAGTGAACTTGAAGAACAGGAGTCGAAAAAATGAGTACTTATAAAGAAATTGAACACTTACACATCAATACTGGTGGTAAAGAGCTTACTCAAGAGCAAATAGAAGAGGCTAAAGCTTTTATAGACAGTCAAGAATTTAAAGATATGATTCGAGAAGCTAAAGAATCACATCAAAGAGTTATGGAGTCTAAAATCACTGATAGAACTAAATTGTGATTAACAGCGCCTGTGTGGCGCTTTAATATAAAAGACGTCTATTTCAGCAGTGTTTGAAAGGAAGTTTATAATGAAAATAACTAATTGCAAAATAAAAAGAGAAACTATAGTATATGAAGTTTTAACTAGTGGTAATCAACCATTCACTTATGAGTTACCTAAAGATTTATCGTCACATAATGCGCGTAAATACTTGGAATTTATTTCACAAAAAATAGATGGAGATAAGTTAACCAAAGAAGATTCATTATGATTTTACTAAATAAAAAAACGCCTACTAGTGTAGACGTTGAATGGTGGTGAGAGTGTGAGCGAGAATAAAGGAGAAATGATGACGCATAATATAGAAAAACGCATTAATAAATTAAAAACTTCTGGAAATCCAAAATTTAAAAAATTAGATTCAGATATTCACTATTTACTCAAGAGATTTGAAGGTGAAAAAAACCATAAAGGTTTTTATCCAAAGTTTAAACAAGGAGAAATAGTTTTTGTAGATTTCGGTATAAACGTTAATAAAGAATTCTCTAATTCACACTTTGCAATAGTGATGAATAAAAATGATTCTAATACGGAAGATATAGTAAATGTTATTCCCTTATCTTCTAAAGAAAACAAAAAGTATTTAAAGATGAATTTTGATTTGAAATGGGAGTATTATTTAAGATTGTTTTTAAATTTAATTAGCGCGCAAAATAATTCAGCTATATTAAAAGAAGTTTTCGATAAAAAATACCAAAAAAACAACACAGAATTCATCACTAAAGATTATTTTAGTGAATTTATATCTGATAGTTTAGAAATTGAAAATAAATTAAATAAAATTGACAGAAACATTAATAACATAGTATCAGCAATTGATAAGGTAAAAAAATTAAAAGGTAATAGTTACGCTTGCATAAATTCTTTCCAGCCGATTAGTAAGTTTCGCATAAGAAAAGTTTTACCCCAAAAAATTAAAAATCCAGTAATAGATTCTTCGGATATTATGTTACTGATAAATAGAATTAATAATAATATATTGCAGATTCCTGATATAAGATGATATAATTTTAATATATTAAAGGTTTATCCTTTAAAACACGTATATATTCGTTACCATTTTTGGTAATTAACCATGTAATCTTATAACTATAAGTGGCGTCTGTATTTTATACAGGCGTCTTTTTTTATACAATTTTCATGGGTAGCCCGCCTACCCTTATTATTTTTTGCCAATTTTGAGGAGGGAACGCATGAAAACACGTTGTTACGATGGTAAAAAATGGCAATATGAATTTAAGTATGAAGGAAAAAGATACCGTAAGAAAGGTTTTAGAACAAAGCGTGAAGCTAATTCTGCTGGACTAGACAAGTTAAATGAGTTAAGAAGTGGTTTTAATATAGATAACTATATAACTCTTGAAGAATACTTCGAAAATTGGATTAAAACGTATAAACAACCTGTTGTTAAAGAAAATACCTACCGTCATTATAGAAATGCATTACAACATATACAAAAACATAAAATAGGTAAAATGGAGTTATCAAAGATAAATAGACAAGTTTATCAGAAATTCATAAACGATTATTCAAAAGAACACGCAAAAGAAACTATAAGAAAAACAAACGGTGCTATTCGGTCAGCTTTAGATGACGCATTATATGATGGGCTTATTTTTAAAAATCCCGCTTATAAAGTTAATTATAAAGCCGGAAAACCTACGAAGTCAGAACAAGAAAAATTCATCTCGGTAACTGAATATGAAATACTAAAAGATCACGTCAGAAAGAAGAGAACTCGTTCATCATTAGCGCTATTCATAATGATTTGTACGGGTTGTCGTGTCAGTGGTGCAAGAAATATAAAGATTGAGCATATCAACCAAGTGAAAAACACTATATTTATTGACGAGCGAAAAACCGATACTTCCCCTAGATATATCAGTATCGCTAAATCTGATATGAAACACATTATGGACGTCATAAGTACATTTGCAATTAGCTATGATGGTTACATTTTCAAAGAAGCCGGATCTATAATTAACCTTCAGGCTATCAATAATGCTTTGAAATCAGCCTGTAGAGTCAATAATATACCAATTATTACATCGCACGCATTAAGACACACTCATTGTTCTTATTTACTAGCAAAAGGTGTATCTATACATTACATTTCTAAAAGATTAGGTCATAAAAATATAGCAATAACTACATCCGTGTATTCTCATTTGTTAGAAGAAAAATTTAATGAAGAGGACAAAAAAACAACTAAAATTTTAGAAAGTATGTAATTTAGGGACCCATTAGGGACTCCAAACCCAATAAATACTGTTGTTACAAGGTTTCTATGTATCCAAACTGGGGACAATATAAACGCGCTGATTTAATCGGACAATCTTCTTATATTAAAAAAAATGATGTCGTAATATTCAATGAAGCATTTGATAATGGTGCATCAGACAAATTATTAAGTAATGTGAAAAAAGAATATCCTTACCAAACACCTGTACTCGGTCGTTCTCAATCAGGTTGGGACAAAACTGAAGGTAGCTACTCATCAACTGTTGCTGAAGATGGTGGCGTAGCGATTGTAAGTAAATATCCTATTAAAGAAAAAATCCAGCATGTTTTCAAAAGCGGTTGTGGATTCGATAATGATAGCAACAAAGGCTTTGTTTATACAAAAATAGAGAAAAATGGTAAGAACATTCACGTTATCGGTACACATACACAATCTGAAGATTCACGTTGTGGTGCTGGACATGATCGAAAAATTAGAGCTGAACAAATGAAAGAAATCAGTGACTTTGTTAAAAAGAAAAATATCCCTAAAGATGAAACGGTATATATAGGTGGCGACCTTAATGTTAATAAAGGCACTCCAGAGTTCAAAGATATGCTTAAAAACTTGAATGTAAATGATGTTCTATATGCAGGTCATAATAGCACATGGGACCCTCAATCAAATTCAATTGCGAAATATAATTACCCTAATGGTAAACCAGAACATTTAGACTATATATTTACAGATAAAGATCATAAACAACCAAAACAATTAGTCAATGAAGTTGTGACTGAAAAACCTAAGCCATGGGATGTATATGCGTTCCCATATTACTACGTTTACAATGATTTTTCAGATCATTACCCAATCAAAGCCTATAGTAAATAG